CGCCTGCGGCCAGCGCCTTGTGCTCGGCATCGAGCTGGTGTCCGTGCTGCGAGTCGAACAGCGTCAGCGCCTTCTCGGCAAAAGCCTTGTTCACCGCCAGCAGCTTGCCGCCCGTGCGCTCAAAGCGCTGGTACTCCGGCATACCCTCAAAGCCCAGGCGCTTGTCAATCTCGGCCTGCAAGGCCTTGATGCTGCCGGAACTTTCCACTGTGATGTGCACATTGCCGCTGGCCGGGTTGTAGCCTAGGCCTGCCAGCTTCTTGGCAGCGCCCAGCTCTTGCGACTGCTTAACGGCCAGGAGGGCCAGGTGCTTCACTTGCGTATCGCTGGTGTCGGAGGTGATCATCGGCGCGTAGTCATCGGCAAACTTTTTCACCCCTTCAGGCGTCAACGTCTTGTCGCCATCGGCAATCAAATCAGCCAACAGCTTCAAACTGCCCGCCAGCGTGGTGCGCTCGGCCAACTGCAGCGCATCGCGATCGGCAAGCACCTTGTTAACCATACCGACCACATCCACCGTGGCGGCAGCGGGTGCGGCAAGTTGAATCGTTACATGCTTGCCATCACCCCCAGCAGCCCTGATCTGCACCATGGCTGCATCCGCCGTGGCCTTCACGGCATCAGTGGCGGCAAGGCACTTGGTCTCGTCAGCCACAGGATCAAGGCCAGCCAGTTGCACCGCCAGCAAGTCGGTAAACGGCTTGCCCGTCACATCGGTAAAGCCCAGCACAGCCAAAGCGGCAGACAACAGTTTGAGAAATTTGTTCATGGAAAGCTCCGTAAGTTCTTTGAAAAGGGAATGGGAAATGGCCGTGCGCACATCCGTGCCGCTGGCGTGGTCGTCGTCAGAGAGTTGCACCGGCTCCAGGTGCTTGATCACCGGGCGCACCGTCAGGCCAGCGCCAAGCAAAACGCAGCCGTGGGGCTGTTGCTTTTCGTTGTCCGTCCAGGCCTCGTGATATTCGGCGCTCAGGTAGCTAAACCCGCGCTGTTTGATGGCATCCACCCCAAACGGTGTCCACTCCACCAGGGCGCGCAGCCGCCCGCCCTCCAACGCCAGTTTCAGCACCTTGCCAGCAGCCCCATCGCTAGGGCGGTGGCTCACATCAATGAACACGTCCTGTCCCAGCACGCGCTTATCAAAGTTGCTCACCATCTGAGCCAGCATTGCAGGAGTAATCGCAAATTCGCCATAACGCGGGTCGGTAAAGTTGCCCGTCCGGGTCAACGTCACCCACGTCTGCGTGGCCCCATCGGCCAACTGCACCGCTTGGCTCAAGAAGCGCACCCGCGCGGGCGCATCCCCCTGGGCCAGCAAGATATGCCGGGCCGCTATGGCCAACACATTTGAAATGATCGAACGCTTCACAAGTGCCCCTCAACGGACTATTCCGTTGGGCACAGTTTCAAGCGTTCAGGGGGACAAAAAAAGGGGGGAAATTGTCAGTTTTGCAAAGAAAAAGCGCTACGGGTTAGGTAGCGCTTTGGGCATGATTGACGGGCAGTAAAGCCCAATTCGTCTTATTGCAATTCGCGGAGACGAAATGTATTCGAAACAGCCGGAACGCACAAGCTGTCTACCACGTTAAAAAGGTGCGCTTGCACATCTTGCAGCAGACTGCGGATAAAGATTCCGGTCACCTGCTCACCAGGCTTGCAAACCCCAAGGATTTCAACCAGGGCACTCACACCATGGCAAGCCGCCTCGGCATCGAGAGCTAGATATTCTTCTCCTGAATCATCATCAAAGGCAACCGTATTTTGATTTGTGATTGATGCGCTCATGACTTCGCTCCCACACTGGCGTTCCTTAACGGAGCCTTTTTAAGACCGCCGACTATCTCGTCGATGGTCTCCAACACGGACCCTTGTAGTCGCCACGGCATGACGGTAAAAACTTCAGGCTCACCATGCAAACTGCGGCTTTCTCCAATTTTTGTATGCCAAAAAAACTCCATTGCTTCAGCCAGTGCAAGCGCATCGCGAATAAGCTCCATATCCCCTGCGGGAATATCCTCGGTTGGAACCAAAAAGCAACGCTCACATTTATCAGGTGACTCCACCTCAATGCATTGATCTTCCAAAATTGCTATTGCCGATTGGAACGCCAGTCTGCGTTCGCAGGTCATGTATTGGGCGTAATGCGGTGGTGCTGATGCACGGGTTACGCCATCTGGTATTTGGACTGTGGCAGTCATGCTGCACCACCTTCTGACCTGTCATAGGCCTCAAGGGCTAACAACTGCTGACGCAGGCCGGGGGCAAGCCGTTCAAGCGCAGGGGTAGCCATTCCACAAACACGGTGCACATGCAAAAGGGTTCCATACAAACCGGTTGCGACACCCAAGTCGGTGCACTCTGACAAGTCCTTCATCAAGGCTTTGCCCATGCCAACCGAGCGCAGCCAGTTACTGACGGACATTCCAATAGACAGGTTGCGACCTTTGCCGTTCACAATCATTTCATCGTAGGCCCGAATGACGCGCAAGCTGAAAATAGCGCTGATCCACATCGCGTAGGCATAGACAAGTTCCTTGACCACGAACGATCCACCATAGCGGCCTTCAGTGGTTTTAACTGACCGAATCTGGTCGGTTAAAACTGTGTTTTGGTCAGTTAGTTCGGTGTCAAGTATGCCGATCATCTCAATAGCTTGTTGGCTCCTGATCCACCGTCTTGGGCTATGTTTCTCGGCGCCCCCGGCGGCGTTGTGCAGATCGCTAAGTGAGTAGCGCCCCTCATCGTCTTGCAGGATGGTTACTTCACCAATCACGAGGGATGGCGTCGAATGCTGGGTAGTAATAGAATTCATGGGTTCGGTTCTTTCTGTGATAGGTTGGATCTGGGCACTTGAAACCCCGGGTGTTTGCGCAGCCGGGGTTTTCTTTTTGGTGGGCTTAGGTGGCATGGGCGGACTCCTATAGTGGTTTGGGTTGGGGTGCTGTTTCACTTGGGAAGGTGGACTTCAAACGATGAATGATTTCAGCGTTGAATGTTCTCTCCGTGGTCTTTGTGGCCTCGTGCAGGGCCTTATGCAAATCGGGGGGTACCCGAAGAGCGGTTTTCACGAAATCTGTTTGTTTTGCCATTTAACTCCTTTTGTGAATCTACCGTAGATTCACGCAAAGTATGCCATGCATCTACGGTAAATGCAACAACTGAATTTACTATGAAGTTAATATCAGGCCATGGCAACAAATACACCACAGGATGACTTTCATAAAACCGGCGTTCGGATGCCAAGGGATTTGCACGCCAAACTCCACGCAGCTGCAGCGGGGTCAGGTCGGAGCTATAACGCGGAAATTGTTGCCCGCCTGCAATCCTCATTCGAGCCCGCCGACTCAGAGCGCATTAAGGCATTGGAGCTTGAATTAGCGATCGCACACGCGGCAACGGCAGTGGCTGGAGCCAAAGCCGCGCAATATCAGGCGGCTCTGATGTTCGTGGCCGGTCGCCTGCCAGTCGACGTGTTTTCCAACACACCAGGCATCGCTGCCACCGTGAAACAGGCAAGCACAAACAAACGCACCCAAATTGTGGCGACCGTGAGTCAGATGATTGAGGACACCCTGCGGACCATTTGAGGATATGGACAAGCAGATCGAGCGCAAACCGGTGAAGTGATGGGCAATCAACCATTGAATTTATAACAACTCATGGAGACAACACATGGATTTCATTGACCAACTCAGAGGGCTATCGGCCAGAGCAGCCATCAACAAAGATTTGCTCCAAACCGAAGAGGCGACAAAAAACGCCATGGTCATGCCCTTCATTCAAATCCTCGGCTACAACGTTTTTGACCCCCTTGAAGTCACACCAGAACTGGTGTCGGATATCGGCACCAAGAAAGGGGAAAAGGTCGATTACGCGATCCTGAAAGACGGCAAGCCAATTGTCCTGTTTGAATGCAAAAAGGCAGGCGCTGACCTGCACATCAACCACGCCGGCCAACTCTTCCGGTACTTTCATGTGACCGCCGCACGCTTTGGCGTGCTGACGAATGGGCTGATTTATCGGTTTTTCACGGACTTGGAACAAGCCAACAAGATGGACCAAACGCCGTTTTTCGAATTCAACATTCTCGATTTCAAAGATCGTGATGTCGAAGAACTAAAGAAGTTTGCCAAGGCCGCGTTTGACGTTGACGCGATCATGACCACCGCCAACGATCTGAAGTACACACGCGCCATACAAAACCGACTCGCCGAGTGGACCATCAACCCATCTGACGACTTTGTGCGGCTTGTTTCTGCTGATTTGCTTGGGAACAAACGATTCACGCCAGCGATAAAAGACCAATTCACACTTATCACGAAGCGCGCTTTCGAGCAGCTGGTAGGCGAGCGAATTAACGACAGACTTAAGGTCGCCATGACACCAGCAGCAGTACCCGCTGCCGAAGCCGCTAAACCAGTCATCCCGGTGGACGGCATGATCGAACCCCTTGTTGTGACAACTTCCGAGGAGTTGGAGGGATTTCATATCGTCCGGTCCATCGTCCGCAGTGTGGTTAGCCCGCGCCGCATCTTCATGCGTGACGCTCAGAGCTATTGTGCGATTCTGCTGGACGACAACAACCGAAAGCCGATATGCAGGCTTCGGTTCAACAATGCTCAGAAACTGTTTCTTGGCCTGGTGGACGGCAAAGAAGAAGAGCGGGTGGCGATCGAATCAGTCGATGACATCTATAACTATGCCGACCGAATCACCGCCATCGCCCGTTCGCATTTGGTTCCAGGGGATCAGAAAAAAGCATCGGTTACAGATTCATCTGACTTACTGCACCTTGTTTCTAAAGCATCGCAACTCTGATGCAACCTCAAGGCCACCCTACACGCCCTTGATTTCCTGCGTTTTCCAAGGAGACAGCATGAAAACAATCGAATCCGTCATCGTTGAGGTGATCAATGGGCGGGAATATTCAGCCGTGCGCGTGATCACTGGCACCATAAAGATTCGTCAGTACATCGTGTTCCGAGGTCACAGGAACACGATTCACGAACCTACTCTAAGTCCGAAAAGGCGGAGCTGCTGGATCTGAACGCATCCCACTTGTTGTGGCAACTTGTAGTAAGAGGCTTGCCTGGTCAGTCTCCGTTGGAACCTCTCGCACCGACCGCACCAGATTCATAAAAGCGTAGTGTCGCTCTCTCGCCACGGCAACGGCAGCATCAGCCACCTCTGCTTTGAACATCGGATTGACGCATTCCGGGTGTTCGGCCAGCACGTCAAGGTAACGGTTGAGCACTACTTCACACACCGCCAGTGTTTCTTGATTCAGCATTTTCTATTCTCCGTTGTAGGGCTACACGCCCTTGATTTCCTGCACCTTCTTGCGCAGCAACTTCGCCACCGCATCGGCCACACTGCCATCGGGGTAGATCAACTGCATGCCTTGTGCCTGGCGAAAGTAGCTCATCACCTGCGGCAGGCTGTCGCCGGTTAAGTCGGCCAGCGCTTGGTAGTCCACCTTCACACAGGCCCACAGATCGCCCGGCGCATCGCCCAGCGGCCAGTCGCTCAGGCGCTGCACCAGCGCAGGCCCCCAGCACATCACGTATCGGCGCAGCGCCTTGTCATCCAGCACAACCAGCGCACGCCAGTCGTCGAACTGCTCTTTCAGTTGCCCCAACAATTCATCAAAATCCATAGTCACTCACGCCTTCCCTGTGCGCGCTAGACGCTGTTTCACTGCATAAAGCGGGCTGCGGATCATGTAGGGCTTCACCAGCCCCGCGTCGTTCAATGCCGACTTCTCCACACCCAGCACCCCCTCGCGCTGCGCCGGGCTCAGGCGGGCCATGGCGGTGGGCACCGTCTCTTTCCCTGCCCGGTCAGCCGCGCTCACCTCATCGGCAAACACCATTTCCACAAAACTCAGCGTGTTCGGGTGCGCTGGCCACGGGC